GGTAATGGTGGTAATAGACCAGGCGGCTCAGGTAACCCAGGACAAGCTTCAACAGGAGGCGGCGGCGGAGGCGGCGGCGCTGATGGCGGAGGCCCAGGCGGCGGAGGCGGAACTGGAAGAATGAATTTCAGAGCACCTTCAGCTATTACATTCACAGTAGCTCCAGGAACAAACACCACGGGTACAGCTCCTAATGGAGACAAATTAGCTGAATTTACAGTTTCAGGAACAATACAAGTAGATTAATTATGGCAACATTTTGTGAACTAGACGAAAACAACATTGTAATAAGAGCCATCAAAATAGGCGATGACGAAGTACCTAATGGAAATGGAGACGTTGCTGGTGAAACTTATTGTAATAAATTCTTGGGTGGAACATGGAAACAAACTTCTTATAATACTCTAGGTGGAATTCATTATATTGTTGATGAAGAAACAGGTGTTCAAAGTGTTAATCCAGATCAAACTAAAGCGTTTAGAAAAAATTATGGAGTGCCTGGATTTAAATATGATGCAACTAAAGATGCTTTTATTGAACCTAAACCATATGAAAGTTGGACTTTAAACGAAACTTCTTGTTTATGGGAAGCACCTGTTGCAAGACCATCTACAATTAATGTAGATGCTGAAACTGAAGCTTATCCTTTTGAATGGAATGAAGTTAATCAAAGATGGGAAGCACCTGAATTAGGTAGTAATTCAATAAGTTATTATTGGAATCCTTCGGATTCTTCTTGGAATTCAATTTCATAGTATTGACTATATAATATTATTTTAATATAACCTTATTTGAAAGGTTATAAAATGATACTTAAACATCCATATTGGTTTTTTAAAGATGTAATTCCACATCATGTTTGTGATTTAATTGTTAAAGATTGTTTAAATAGAAAAGCTAAAAAAGGTTTAGTTGGTAATCAATCTAATGACGATTTAAAACATGTTATGTCAACAAGAGATTCTAATATTGTTTTTGTTAATGAACCTTGGATACATAATTTAATTCAACCATATATAAGAACTGCAAATAAAAACGCTGGGTGGAATTTTCAATTAGGACTTCCAGAGGAAATTCAATTCACAGTTTATAATAAAAATCAATTTTATGATTGGCATTCAGATTCTTTTCCAGAACCTTTTAAAAATGGTTCTATTAGAAAAATTTCATCAACACTACTATTAAATGATTCATCAGAATTTAAAGGTGGAGAGTTTTGGTTTAGTATTGAAGAGGACAGGAAAGTATGTGAAGAATTAAATAGTAAAGGAAGTTTAGTTGTATTTCCATCTTTTATAAGACATAAAATTGCACCTATTACAAAAGGCACAAGGTATTCTATGGTTACTTGGAATAATGGTGACCCATGGAAATAGAATTAAGAGATGATCATATAGGTGTATTTAAAAATGCATTACCTGAAGATTTAATTGATAGTTATATAAATTTTTATAAACAAAACGAAAAACAAGGATTAGTTTATCCAAGAGAATTTGATTTTCACGATGCTGCAGATAATCAAATTGACCTAATAACAGATACTTTTAATATGAATGTTCCTTATAATAGTAAACCATTCATAGAAGTTTTTTTTAAAAACATATACCCCGTTTATTGTAAAAAATATTCTATTTTAAACGAGGTACAAAAACACAGTATCTATGATATTAAAATTCAAAAAACTATTCCTGGAGAAGGTTATCATAGTTGGCATATAGAAAACTCAAGTTTAGCATTAAGAAATAGATTGATGGCTTTTATGGTGTATTTAAACGATGTAAAAGAAGGAGGAGAAACTGAATTCTTACATCAAAAATGCAGATTTAAACCTGAAAGAAATACATTGTTAATATGGCCAGCAAACTATACTCACGTACATAGAGGTAATTCCCCATTATCAAATGATAAATATATTATTACAGGGTGGATTGAGTATGGTGTTTAAAAAACAAAAATATCAAATAATTAGAAATGTTATATCAAAAGAACTAACTGAATTTTGTTATCAATATTTAAAACTAAGAAGAGATGCATTACATCATATGCTAATAAAAAAACTTATATCAATACATGACACCTCTTTCGGATGTTTTGGTGATTCAATGATTCCTGAATGCTATTGCATTTATGGTGATCCATGCATGGAAACTTTATTAGTTGCAATGCAAAAAAATATGGAAAAAATTACTGAAGTAAAACTAGTGCCAACATATGCTTATGCAAGAATATACAAACAAGGTAATTCAATGCGTAAACATAAAGATAGATTAAGTTGTGAAATATCTACTACAATGAATCTTGGAGGAACACTTTGGCCAATATATTTAGAAGGTAAAGCGGTCAAACTAAATCCTGGAGATATGTTAGTTTATAAAGGTTGCGAATTAGAGCATTGGAGAGATCAGTTAAAAAAAGGAGAATGTGCACAAGTTTTTTTACATTATAATAAAAATACAAAGAAAGCTGTAAAGTTTGATGGCAGAGCTGCATTAGGAGTTCCATCTTATGGAAAAAATTACAGTTAAAATAGGTAAGTATAGATACAAAGATCATTTTAAATATAAAAATGAATTAATGGATCTTTTTAAAAAAGAGCCTTCATTTATAAATGATATTTATAAAGTTGATTTTAATAATAGTACAGATTTTGAAAGGCCTTGGATAAAAATGATAAGAAAAAGTTTTGGTAATAGTTTTAAACCGTGGCTAAAACAAATGAAGTTTGGAAAATTACATATAAAAAATTTGTGGTTTCAACAATATAACAAAGGCAACAAACACGATTGGCATATACATGGTTGTAGTTTTTCTGGTGTTTATTATGTTAATTATAATAATAAATGTATTGGTACAGAATTAATTGATCCATATTCAAATAAAATAATAAAACCAAAAGTATCAGAAGGTGATGTAATTATATTTCCAGCGTTTGTAATTCATAGAGCACCTGCAGAAAAAACAAATGATTTAAAAACAATAATATCTTTTAATTTTGATTGTGAGTTATGATTAAAGTTGTAGATAATTTAATATCAAAAAAATACCAAGATAAAATTATTAATACAGTTAATGATAATTATTTTCCATGGTATTTTTATGAAACTGTTTTAAGTGATGAAGAAATAAAAAGAGCAGGTAATAAAAATATTACCTTAACTCCAGCATTTGTGCATACTTTATTTATTTTACCTAAAGGAATAAATTCTAATTACTATGACTTTTTTATTAAAATGTTAGACACCTTTAATGTAAAAGAAATTATTAGAATAAGAATTAGAAGAACTTTTAAACAAGAAAATCATAATTTAAAAAAATACAACTATCCACACGTAGATATAGATAAACAACAAAACTACAAAAGTTTAGTTTATTATGTTGAAGATTCTGATGGGGACACTGTTTTCTTTGATAAAAAATATAAACTAGGTGGTCCTACTTTCATTGATTTAGACTATAAAGAAATAAAAAGAGTGTCTCCCAAAAAAGGAAGAGCAATATATTTTGACGGAGAAATTTATCACGCTGGTAATAATCCGGTTAACTCTGACATTAGAACAATAATTAATTTTGATTTTATTACCAATGAGTAACATTGTATTTCATAAAAATGTTTTAGATGAAAATTTAATAAACCATATAAAAAAATATGTTATAGACAATAAAGCAAGTAAGAAATGGCAAACCAGTATGTTTTGGCCCGAGTTTATTCAAAAGACGTCCACGACAGTTTCTGTTTTAAGTTTAGATGATAATAAAAAAATATGTAAAGAATTGAGAAAAATATATAATAAACTTATCCCTGAAACAAAAAAGATGGGCATGGAAGTTAATTATTACATATGGCCTCCACTTAGTTATATTCCTTTTCATGATGACAGTCACAAGCAAGTTGCATCTACTATATATTTAAATAAAGATTGGCATATAGATTGGGGTGGATTATTTTTATATTATGAAGATCAACAAATAAAAACATTTTTTCCCTCTTACAACACTTGCATTATAAATAATAATAAGATATCACATGGTACATCCTTAACTACAATGGATGCTGTTAACAGAGAGACTATACAGGTATTTTTTTATGAAAGAAACAATGTTAAGTAATTGGGATAAAGCAAAACCTATTATCGAAAGTGGCGATAGAGCTGTGCCTTTTGTTGTCCCACCAAAAGCATTTGCATGGTTAAAGAAAGCTGCTAACAAAGCTACTCGCGATGCTACCAAAACTTTAATTGGTCATATTAAAAAAGAATATCATATAGATAATATTAGTGATGAATTTAAAAAATTTATTTTAATTGATTGTTTATCTAACCCTCAAATCTTGTACCGCACAAAACAAATAAATATTTTATCACGACCTTGTGAATTTTATATTGATGATCTATGGGTAAACTTTCAAAAAAAACACGAATTTAATCCTCCCCATACTCATTCAGGTTTGTATTCATTTGTTATCTTTGTAAAGATTCCATACGATTTAAAAAAAGAAGAAGAATATTTTAGTGACATTAAAGAAGATCCTGCAAATATTAGATATAACCATACCTCAAAATTTGCATTTTTAAATGCAGATTATAGTGGAGAGATACGTTGTGATCTTTTAAATGTAGATAAAAGTTTTGAAGGCAAAATGGTAATGTTTTCTGCAAAACAATCACATCAAGTTTTTCCATTTTATACAAGTAATGGTTATCGAATCACAGTATCAGGCAACCTTAAATTTAAGGTGGCTTAATACAATAATGTATGATACAAAAATGGCTAAAGGATAAAGTAATGAGTGCAATAACATTTGCTAAAAAGCATTTAAATAACGCTAGGTTTCCTAGTGAGAAAACGCGTAAAACGCAATTGTGGGACGTGTCTGGTATTTTAAAAAATAGATATAATGAAAGATTTAAATTTGATGTAAGACCATTAAAAATTATGTTTGATAATAAAAAAGCTAAAAAGGGGTCTACTAAAACTAAAGCAGATAAAATGGTAGTCGAGACTTTAAGTCAATGGCTAATTGTAGACATAAAAGAATTACACGAATATATTTTTAAAAATAAAATACAACATGTATATGTTGAACAAATAATAAAGGATCTAGAATGGAACGTAATTATACAGAAATAAAAAATTTTTTACCTGATGAAGAATTTAAAGCATTAAGAAAAATAATGTTTTCAAAAGAATTACCTTGGTATTATCGTAACGAACAAACTTATTCAGATAGGTTTTATTTTAACCATAGTTGTTATCAGTGGTATACTGAGACTTCTGATTTATTTGAACATGTTAAACCTATACTACATAAATTAAAAGTTAATATGTTATCAGAAGTAAGAGCTAATTTAATTTTAAAAGATAAAGAACATCATCAATCTGGTTGGCATTGTGACAGAAACTTTGATTGTAATACAGCCGTATTTTATATGAATACAAATAATGGATACACTTTGTTGGGTGAAAAAAATTCTACAAAAATTGAATGTGAAGAAAATAAAATGTTAATATTTAATTCACAAATTAAACATTGTGCGGTTAGTCAAACTAATAAGGTTAGAAGGATTGTTATTAACATTAACTATGTGTAAATGAAATACACTTATTATTACTATGACAATATTATACCTACAGATAGGATAAAAAATTTAAATAACTTTATCTTAAATAACGCAGATAATTCTTTAAAAGATAAGTACAATGGTAAAATTAAAAAAACAGCTGATGTTAAAATAATTAACTGGAATTCATTAAAAAATCAAATTGAATTCATAGAAGATTATGTTGACAAATGTAATCAAGAAGCCTTTAACTTTGAAACATATAGATTTAATAAGTTAGATGCAATGAATCATAATACTTACAGTTCTAAAAATAAGGGTTGCTATAATTATCATGCTGATGGATCTCCTTATGAAAAAGAGTATACGTTAAAACTTACAGTGTTATTAAATTTATCTACTGAAAAATATAAAGGTGGGGACTTTTACATATGGGATGGTGAGGATGTGCGTATAAAACAATTTAATAAACCCGGTGCCTTATTAGTATTTCCTTCTTATTTTCCTCACAAAGTAACACCAGTTACCGAAGGAAAAAGAACAACTTTAGTTTTATGGAAAAAAGGCCCTTGGTGGAGATAGAAAATTAGAGTAGAAAAGTCACTGTTTTAGCTATATAAGGAATTATTATGCTACAAAAATTAGGTTTTCTACCAGGATTTAACAAACAAGTCACAGAAACGGGAGCCGAAGGGCAATGGTTTGGTGGTGATAATGTTAGGTTTAGATATGGTACACCTGAAAAAATAGGTGGATGGGATCAATTAGGGGCCGATAAATTAACGGGTCCAGCCCGAGCAATTCACCACTTTGACAATAATGCCGGCGTAAAATATTCTGCTATCGGAACAAGTAAAATTCTTTATATATACTATGCTGGATCTTACTATGATATTACGCCATTAAGAACTTCAATTGCCAGTTGTAATTTTTCTACAACTAGCGGACAGCCTACTGTTACAGTAACTTTTCCCTCTTCACATGGTATGGTGGAAGGAGATATTATAACTTTTAGTAGTGTAACCACACTTACAGGATCGAGTTTTCAAACTACAGATTTTGAAGGAAAAGTTTTTGAGGCCACACAAGTTCCAACTTCTACTACCATTGAATTAACTATGGCTGCTAATGAAACTACTGGAAGCACTAGCAATGTTGGAAGTGCGACTGGTAGTCCTTATTATCATGTTGGTCCTAATCAACAACTAGGGGGCTATGGATGGGGAACAGCTAACTTTGGCGGAACCGCTTCAGGTATCGCAACGACTACTCTATCAACAACACTTGCATCTGATGCCGCGGTCACAACTGTAGTTGTAGCTAGCTCTACTGCATTTCCAGATTCAGGAGAAATTAGAATTGGATCAGAAGATATTAGTTATACAAATAATGATACTACGACAGGGACTTTAAGTGGAGGAGCTCGTGCGGTTAATGGAACTACTCTAGCCGGCCATACTGCAGGAGTAACAGTAAGCAATATTTCTGATTATGTAGCATGGGGAGAATCGTCTTCTGAAGACGTTACACTTGATCCAGGCTTATGGGTTTTAGATAACTATGGAACAAAATTATTAGCACTTATTTATAACGGACAATGTTTTGAATGGGATTCCTCAATAGCAAATGCAACTAACACACGAGCCACATTACTAGCTAATGCACCTACAGCTTCAAGACATATGTTGGTTTCTACACCAGATAGACACTTAATATTTTTTGGAACAGAAACTACAGTGGGGGATAGTACTACTCAAGACGATATGTTTATTAGATTCTCAGATCAAGAAAGTATTGATGGAACTAATTCTTATACAGTAACCGCTAATAATACCGCTGGTACTCAAAGACTAGCTGATGGCTCTAAAATTATGGGAGCTGTACAAGGTCGAGATGCCATTTATGTATGGACCGATAAAGCATTATTTTTAATGCGTTTTGTTGGAGCGCCATTTACTTTTTCTTTTGAAATAGCTGGAACTAACTGTGGATTAATAGGGAAGAATGCTGCGATTGAAGTTGATGGTACTTCGTATTGGATGGCTGAAAACGGATTTTTTGCATATGATGGTAGATTAAAATCTTTACCGTGCTTAGTAGAAGACTATGTATATGATGATATTAACACAACATCCAGAGATTTAATTAACTGTGGATTAAATAACCTTTTTACAGAAGTAAACTGGTTTTATTGCACTAATGGTTCTAATGTAATTGATAGAGTGGTTACCTATAACTATCTTGAATCAGGATCTAAGAGAACTATATGGACCACAGGTAGTTTAGCTCGAACAGCGTGGCAGGATTCTTCAATCTTTGATAAACCTCATGCAACTAGATATGATACTAGCTCCAATACCTCTTTTGATGTTGTTGGAAATACGGCTGGCTGTACGTACTACTATGCCCAGGAAACAGGGACCGATCAAGTGGACGCAGGTGGAGTAGTTACTGCTATTCTAGCCAACATTGAATCCGGAGACTTTGATATTACTCAAAGAACATCTAGAGGTGGTGGACAAATTGTAGGAATGCCAGATCTTAGAGGGGATGGTGAATTTGTAATGAGAGTTAGTCGATTTATACCTGATTTTATTAGTCAAACGGGTAGCACAAGGGTCTCATTGGTTACTAGAAATTATCCAAATAGTAGTACAAGTACAACAAATTATGATATAACAACAGCTAGTACAAAGGTTGATACTCGAATAAGAGGAAGAGCCGTTCAATTTAAAGTAGCTAATACGGCCGCTGGCCAAGATTGGAAACTAGGTACGTTTAGATTGGATATACACCCAGGAGGAAGAAGATAATGGCTACAGATAAAAAAATAAAATATGAAATGCAGGGAGATGTTAGGAACTATCTCGGCAAACAAAAAATGGTTAAGGCTCCTTTACGTTGGCAATCTAGTCCCGATCATCCAACAACAGAATTAGCTTACATTACAAAAAAAGAAAAAGATTTATTAGTTAAAAAAGATTTACACGGTTCATTAAAAGGTGGTGTCAACAGAGGACCTTCAGGTATTATGAGTTTAAATGGCTGGGGAGACAAAGACGAAGGTTTTGCAGATAAAAGTTTTAGCGGTAACGAAAGACCGGGTAGGGACATTGAAGTAACTAGAGGAACACCACGTGGTCCTGTAACCTCTACATACAGAACTAAAACAGTAAATACAATGCCAGATGTAGTTGATCAAAAATATTCTGGTGACGGATTTTTTAGTGGCTATAGAAACATAGATCCAAGAACGGGTCAACCTAAAATGGGATTAGCCTATGCTTTTGACAGAGTAAAAAATTTTTTACCAAGTGTTTTTTCAGCAGCAATGGGACTTCCTCCTATAGTAACAGCAGCTAGACTAGGTAAAAAAGTTTTTGGTTTTGATGATGATGAAGAAGAAGAATTTAAGAGTGATTACACTATTGGTCCTGATGGTCAATTTAGGTATACAGGATCAACAGATACTATTGATGATGTAAAAAAAGAATTTGCTATAAATTATCCATTAGATTTAAGTGAAAAAACTAATCAAGTTGACCAAGTTTTTAATTATAAAGATGTTATTCCTACCATGAACACAACTGATTTTAATAACCCAAATAATTTTAATGTAAACCAAAATTATATGACAACGGAAGCACTCCCAAATTCTGAATACCCTACGTCTATAAATCAAAACATGTTGACTGAACAAGACTATGACTACTTTAATAATACTTTTCAAAACGGAGGCATAGCAAGATTATTATAATGGCTAAAATTGTACAATCACTAACAAGAGCAGGTGAAGAATACGACCAACAAGATTTTCAATCTTTGGTTAGAGATCTTGATGGAGTTATCAATAAACTTAACACCTCATATCAAGAGGATATGAAACAAGAAATAGAAGCTAGAAATTTCTTTTTAGACTAATGGCAATAAAAAACGAATATAAATTTTATGGCAAAACAGTGACGGCTGCTGAAAGTAACAACTTATTATCACCGTCAATTAATGAAACTATTATTATTAAATCTTTACACGTTACTAATAAATCAGGATCTAATACACCTACCATAACTATTACTAATAATGCTTTTGAAGTAATACATACTCAAACGTTATCTACGGCGGCTAGTGTAGAAATATTAAGTAATCCAATGGTAGTAGAAGGAAATACAGTATTAGCTGCTACTACAGCAGGAACAGTAAGTGATGGGGTAGTTATTACCATCAGTTATTTAAATATTAAAAAGGAGAAACTAGACTAATGAGTGAACAAGAAGTACCGGTAATTATACCGGAAGAAGTAAAAACTACATATAAAAACAAAAAAACAGGCGAGATTTATGAGACGCGAGATGGCTGGGTATCTAAAGGAATTCCTAATGAAGATATTCAACAGGACGTTACAGTCACTCTTCCAAAACTTGATTTGTTTGCTAAAACAAAGTAAAGTAGGAGATTAAGGTAAAATTATGGCAATTTCAAGAATGCAAGAACCCAGACAATTATATGGATTAGGTAGTATCGTTAAGAAAGCGGTACGAGGTGTTAAGAAAATTGTTAAAAGTCCACTAGGTAAAGCAGCTATAATAGGGGGCCTAGGTATGATTCCTTTCGGTGCTTCTAAGGCTAGTTTATTTAGTAGAGGAATTGGTGCACTTAGAAATTTAGGTGGTGGAAGTATACCTGGTTCAGGTTTTTTATCTAAATTAAATCCTTTTACAAACCCTAATTTATCTTTTGGTCAAAAAGCTTTTATAGGAGGAGGCCTTGGACTTACTGCGTTACCGTTTCTTATGGATAAGTTTGCTCCTGAAGAAGTTGAAGAAGAAGAAGTTGATGTTATGGACGTTGCTGGAGTTAGAAACCGTGCAAGAGATTTTTATAGAGGAGCCACGGACACAGGATTAAATTTTATGCCACAAAAACAATATGTACAACCAAATTTTTATGCAGCAGCTGGTGGTAGAGCTATGTTAAACATGGGTGGTGGTGCAGGAGAAGCACAAGCTGAACAAATGTTAATGATGGAATATGTTAAATACAAAAACAAAGGTGGCACATTATCTTTTCAAGAATTTGTACAAGCAGTAATGCAAGCATCTCAACAACCAGAAGGTGCAGGTATGGAACAACCAGTAGCTATGGCAGCTGATGGCGGAAGAATAGGTAAACAAGAAGGTGGCATCATGGAAGCATCAGAAATGATTGACATGGGTGGCATGGAAAAAGATTTTAGAAATGAAGGTGGTTTTGTAGCAATGGGTGGCAAAGAAAGAGCTGATGATGTACCTGCTAGATTATCAAAAAATGAATTTGTATTTACTGCAGATGCTGTTAGAAATGCAGGAGGCGGCGATATAGATAAAGGCGCTGAAGTTATGGAAAATTTAATGAATAACTTAGAACAAGGTGGTGAAATTTCTGAGGATTCACAAGGATTAGAAGGTGCGCAAGCAATGTATGATCAACAACAAATGTTACAATCGAGGATAATATAATGGCAATAGCAGATTTTTTAGAACCAGCAGTAAAAGATTTTGCAGAACAGGCAACAGCCACATATTCTGCGCCAATAGATACAACT